CATCTACCTATCAAATCTCTGGTTCCGCAGTAGTAGCAAACGGTGGTACAACTGTTACGGGTACTGGTTCTGAGTATTCAACTCAGTTGAGCCCTAATGATATGGTCGTAATTAAAGGTCAATCTTATAAAGTTGGTCGTGTAATTAGCGATACTCAATTTACAATTAACCCTGCATATAGAGGACCTTCAATTGTAGCTCCTTCTTTTGCTTTTGTGACCAAAACTATTGATACTAGAATTCCTCAATCTGCTTGGAACATTGATAGAATGAACGGAGCAGGTGGAGTAACTAACCCATCTAGTTTTAACTTAGACTTGTCTAAGATGCAGATGTTTTACATCGACTATTCTTGGTACGGTGCGGGACCGATTCGTTGGGGATTCCGTGGTGTTAACGGTGCGGTAACTTATTGCCACAAATTAGCCAACAACAACGTAAATCTTGAGGCATACATGAGAACAGGTAACTTACCTGCTCGTTATGAAACAAGTACCGTTCCTGTTGCAACTAGAATTTCAGCAAGTATAGGTGCTGGAGATACTACAATCAACGTAGCAGATGCAAGTGCTTTCCCTAACAGTGGAATTATTGTAGTGAACAACGGCTCGACCATTGAGCATATGAACTACACAGGTAAGACTGCTAACACATTTACAGGAGTAACTAGAGCAAGAGCAGGAGAACCTGCGGGTATTGCTGTTACAATTGCTATTGGTTCTGTAGTAGGTACTGTAGCATCTTCTGCTAACTTGCAAGTTGGTCAGCGTGTTGTTTCTGCAGGATTCCCTGATGGAACATATGTTGTAGGTGTATCTGGAACTACAATTACTTTTGCTTACGCTGCAACAGCTGCTAACCCAACAGGAGTTATTTTTTCTCCTATGTCTGCAACTACAGGACAAGCTTTTACTTTCAACGTAAATGCTCCTATCGGAGTTGAGTTTGGAGGACCTACTGCCGCACCGATTATCTCTCACTGGGGATCTTCAGTAATCATGGATGGTCGTTTTGATGAAGATAAACAGTTCATCTTTACTACAGGTACTACAACTTCTTTGTCAGTTCCTACATTAGGAAACAGATTTGCTTTGATGTCTATCCGTCTTGCTCCTTCAGTAAGTTCAGGTTTGACAGGTGCCTTCGGTATTCGTGAGATTATTAACCGCATGCAGTTGTCTTTGTTCAGTATTGGTATCTATGCTCAAGGTAACTACTTGGTATCACTTGTTCTTAACGGAACTGTAAGTGCTGCTGACACTTGGACTAACGTGGGAGGTTCTTCCCTAGCTCAAGTTTGTTTCCACGGTGCAGCACGTACTATGGTAGGTGGTGAAGTTGTGGGTGGTTTCTATGTAAACTCTGGTGGTGCTACTTTTGGTACTTCTACCTATGACTTGAGACAGATTCGAGATCTTTCCAACTCAATCTTGGGTGGAGGAACAACTACTGTAAATACTCAGTTCTATCCTGATGGTCCAGATATCTTGACCGTTGTAGTACAGGCTTTGACTACAGGTACTTCTAGTGTATTCGGACGTTTATCTTGGACTGAAGCTCAAGCATAATGAAAAGCTCTTTGTTAGCTATAACTTTTACTACAGTTTGTGCATTCGTTGGCAGTTACTTCTTGAAGTTGACTGCCGACAATGCCGAACAGTACTTGGCTATTGTAGCTGTAGTATTCATCGATGGTTTTTTTGGTGTGTGGGCAGGAACTAAACTAGAAGGATTCAAGACCAAGAAAGCAGTAAGTGTAATTAAAACCTTAATGGTTTGGGTATTTATGCTTACAGGTATATTGATGATTGAAAGAGGTTTTCAAGGAACATTCTGGTTAAGCGAAACCATCTGTGCTCCTTTTATTTTATTCCAACTTATAAGTGCATTGAAGAATGCTGCCAGAGCTGGACTAATAAAGAACGAGTTACTACAGATAATCTTAGAAAAAATCGACCAACATAAAATAAATGAAAAACAAAATTGAAGCTATTATAATAGGGCTACTGTTAATCGCAGTAGCCTTTTTGTTATGGGAGAGAAAATCCTTAGATAGCGGAAACGAAGAAAAGTTTATGGCATACATGGATTCTATGCAGAAACGCAATGAAGTCATGTTTAGTAAAGTAGACTCATTAAACACACTTAAACACGAACAATTCAGTTACTATGAAAAAATCAACCTCAAGTATGACACTATTCAGATTGCTCTTGACACTATGCCTGATATTGACGGCACAAAGTTCTTACTCACAATCTCTAGACAGCTTACCGCTAAAGGAGTTGAATAACGAGTTTCTTAAGGGCATCAAAGCACGGGAACGTGTAGTTGTTCTTAAGACTATTATTCACCTGGATAGCCAGCAATTGGTTCTTTACAAGGACTCAATCGTTCCTAGTTATCAACAGATGATAGAGGTGTCTAAAAAAGAAGTCTATGACCTTAACAGAACCATTGACCGTAAGAACGCAGAGATGAAGCTTTACAAGTATGGTTTTGTAGGTATGTCTATTCTAGCAATCCTTGGTTTTATCTTATGAAAAAATTACTATTCGCACTATTGCTTCTACTTAACTTAGAAGTAAGTGCACAAAGAGACAGTGTACTAATCAAGACTCCTATATACTCTTGTGTATACTCAGAAGTTCTCCAACAGCCTAAACGTGTATGGTATACCGTACAATGTCCTACAGGAAGTTATCCTCGCAAAGGAATGGACTTCTACACTAACGATAGTGTAAAGACATCAGACGGAAAAGACTATGAGAACAACGTGTGGGACAAAGGACACTGCGCACCAGCAGCTGACTTTAACTGTACTAGAGAAACCCTATGGCAGACATTCTCTTACTTAAATTGTATTCTTCAGCATGAGAAACTTAATAGAGGTGCATGGAGATTACTAGAAGCATATGAAAGAGAGTTAGCCAAGACAAGTAAAGTAGAAGTAGAGATAAGAGTAATTTATGGACCGAAGGCTGCCAAGTTGCCCACAGGTGCAACTATTCCAACTGCGTTCTACAAGACAATTAAGTTTGGAAATAAGAAAGAAGTCTATTACTTTGCAAATGAATCACCAGTTACTACGGACTTTACCAAGTATAAGGTGCAGTAAAAAGCATTGTTATGATCAAGACAATCCAAGAAAAAATCCACGAGTATTATTTAGAGTCGGAAAAAGACGGACTCAAGAATAATAATACAAGGTCAAGAGGAGAGTACCCAAATGCTCTACTTATTACCAAAGAGCAATATAAACAAACCTTAAAGGATATGTTTAAGCTCCAAGATGATATATCTGATTCAATACTTATGGAAATCAAGATAATGTCTATAGAAGGTCTCAAAGTAATCATTGCAGATTACGTAGACGAACCTAAAGTTATCCGAATGACGGAAATAAAAAACCCCTCGTGAAGAGGGGTTGATCAGTTGAACCTAAAAAATTAGCGCAATGTTTTAGGCAAAGCAATCTAGCATTTGTGCTTTGGAGAGAATAGTCAACTGATCGTGGTCTTTGATGAAGTTTTTCAAAGTTTCTACATCAGAAGGATCCAATTCCAATGGTTCACATGCATGTAATTTCAATGCCCATGCCATGTACTTCAAAGCATCTCCCTTACTTGAAGAAACAAGCATTTGAGCTACAATTTTACCAAGGTTAGAACCTTCAATTTCTTTACCGTCTAAATCTGTAACGGCTTTGTTTAAATCAATTTTTTTCATATAGGTTGGTTTTTATTTTAGTTATTCTGCTGACTCTTCTTCGTTCAACTCAACAAAGCCAAGTTTAGCTAGTGCCCAATTAAGTACATAGGAGTCATCATTTCCCCAAGCTGCATACTCTTCTGAAGTCATAAATAAGTTTCCATCAAGAATACTTTCTCCTGGAATTTCAGTCTGAACTTCATCAATTGCGTAAGGAGCACCTTTCTTAACTTCCCAATAGAAAGTAGGGCTAGCCTCACTAGATTTTTTAATATCTAAATTTAAGCATTTAATTGCAAAGTATTTGCCTGTGCCTTTACTTGGAACAATTACATCTTCAATTTTTATCATAGTACAAATATAATGTTTAAAGTGAAAAAGTCAACTTACAAAACATTCACAATAAGTCCATTTTGTATATCCAAAGTCTGCATTCCTGGAGGGTTTGTAGGGACTGTAAACATTCCTGTAAAACCTCCTCCACCTGACGAACCATTTGCAGCAGCAGTAATTCTTCCCTTACTATCAATAGTTATGTCTGCATTTGTGTATGCTCCAGGAGTAACAGAAGTATTTGCTAAAGTAACTGCAATTGAGGTAGTACCTGACCCAGTAGCATCCCCTGACAAAGTAATACTTTGGTTAGCAGTAAGTCTTGCGTTAACTTGTCCTTGTAATTTTTCAAGTGCAACTTCCAAAGAATCAGTATTTAGTACAGTACTGTTTGCTCCTGTTACAAAACCAGTAACAACCTGAGCGTAAAAATCCGTAATACCATATCCTGAAATTGTAGTAGGATTTGTTCCTGCAGTAGTTCGTCCTTTAGCGTCTACCGTAACAGAACGATAGGTTCCTGCTGTGACTCCACTATTAGCAAGAGTAGTTGTTATTCCTGTAGCACCAGACCCCGTTACATCGCCAGAAAGAGTAATAGTTTGATTACCACTAACGGGAGTAAAGCCTAGAGCAGTAGTTACATCACTACCACTTAAGGTTACTGCTCCGACTCTAGTGTTAAAACTAGTTACCAAATTGGCTGTATTAAGTCCTAAAGTCACATCACCTGTTCCTGAGTCAACCCCCGTACTACTGATAGTAAGAGGGGAATTGACTAGTACTTTAGTAATTAACGCTTGAGTTGTAGTAACAGTGTTGATGTCTACTCTACGTACAGAGCCGTCTTCTATTAATGTAGTTCCAATTTGAGTTCTAGGCATGATTATTTCAAGTAATTAATTCTAATTTTATCTGTAGGTGTAGGCACGAACAAGAAGGTAATTGTCAAAGGACTTAAGTTACCTACAGTGTAATCATTACCTGCGCCTGGCTCCATCAATACACCGTTCAAGTATACTCTTTCAGAACCTGCGATAGCGTTACCTGTACAAGTGAATGTCGTAGCTACTCCGTTAGGAGCAGGACTTGGAGTTTCTCTTACTACAAAGTTACTACTATTCATAGTTCCTGCAGGCAAGTCACCTGTAGACAAAGTAGTACCAGAAGTCACACGACCCTTAGCGTCAGTTGTTACTTTGGTGTAAGTACCAGCAGTTCCTACAGAAGCAAGAGTCACAGTAATAGCGGTTGTTCCACTACCACTTGCATCACCACTCAAAGTAATTGTTTGGTTGGCAGTCAAGTAGGTAGAAGTATCCAAAGACCAAGTATTCGCAGCAGTCTTTTTCAAGAATCCTGAAGTACCAGCCAAGGCAGCGATTGCGTCTAAGTCAGCATCCCAAGCTTGTACGTTGGTTCCGATAACAACTCCCAAAGTAGTACGACCAGCGGCAGCATCGGCATCGTCAATCAAAGAACGACCAAATGCAGTCAACGCAGACATCGCAAAAGTATCTACACCTGTAGCATAAATCAACTGATTAGCGGCTGTGGTCAAACCAGCAAGAGCGGTCAAAGTGGCATCTAATCCTTGCTTATTGTTCAACTGAGTTTGGATAGCAGAAGTTACGCCTGATACATAACTAAGTTCAGCAGAAGTCACAGTAGATACGGCAACTTTACCAGAACCATCTGATACCAAAGCACGAGATGCGGTCAAGTTAGAAGTAACTATTGTAGAAGCACCACCTGTGATAGCGGATTGAGCACGAGCGTTCGTAAAGAATAGGTTAGTAGTACCCTCTACTAAGTTATCAGTAGTTCCAGCAACAGCAGAAGTAACCCTACCATAAGCATCTACAGTAACTCTGTTGTATGTTCCTGCAGTAACACCTGAAGTTGCTAAGTCAATGTTATCAGCGTTAACAACAATACGAGAAGAAGATGCAGTTCCTACGTCAAAAGTAAGACCCGTCTTAGTAAGACCGTTACCTGCTTGGAAGTCAGCAGCTCCTGCAAATTGGTTAAATACAATTGCTGTTGAACCGATTGTTATAGGACCAGGAGTACTTTGAGTCCAGCCCGTAGCCTGTAAGGTAGTTCCTGCAGTTACAAAGTAGAAAGCGTTTATTAACTCAGAACCTGCGTCAGAATCTGCTGAACGTGTCCACGCACCTGCCGAAACATCGTATACACCATTCTGTGTGGTTGTAGTTTGGTTCTTTACAAGTACACGATCCCCAGCAATCAAAGCAATACCATCAATGGTTTGTGTACCACTCAAAGTAATGTTAGCAGTTGTTGCTGCACGTACTGCAGTCTTAACGCTCAAACCTTGAGCAACTGAATCTACGTATGCTTTAGTTGCAGCATCTGTTGTGTTAGTCGGAGTACCTAAACCTGTTGCTTTAAATCCTCCAAAGGATTGATCTGCTGTAAAGGCTACAGTTCCATCTTTTTTAGTGAAGTTTGCACCATCAGCCAACTTCGAACTGGCGATAGCAGCAGCGGCATCGATGTCCGCATTCACAATCGTGAGGGCATCGAGTTGGGATTTTTTAATTTTAGTTATTGGCATGATGTTTAGATTTGGTATTCGATTATAATAAGGTCAGTTGATACTGGTGGGTTTGTGAAAGTTATTTGGTTTGTTCCTGTTTCAATATAGTCGTATCCTGCACCACGAGTTAGTCTCTGACCATTTAAGAAAACTCTGGTTGTATTTACGATAAAGGTTGCACTAGTTGTAAAAAGGACGTTAGACCCATTCTTCAATCCTACTATATTGTAATCGTAATCTATTACAAACTGAGCACCTATAGGAGCAGTCGCATAGGTCATCAATCCTGTAGAAGAGTTGTAATAGACTACGTTGGCAGTAGATACGTTGGCTAGGGTTGCGGTAAATGCTCCTTGTACACGGGCAGTACCGTTCACGTCTAATTTGTATCCTGCGTCTGTGAAAGTACCTCCGTTTTGTAATACAAGATTTCCACTTGCAAATAATCGCATTATTTCATTACCACCAGTAACTGAATATCTAAATCCATTAGTTGCAGATGAGTGGACATTAAATTGTAAATCTGTAGTACCGTTTAAATTAATATAGGTATTGCTTGCATTTACCGATTTAATAATTTTTGCAGAAATATCTCCAGCAGATGACATTATTAAAGCACCAGAAATACTAACATTACCAGTTACTCTCAAAGCCGTATTTGTAACCCCTGTAAACGCACCATTAGTAAAGGTAGGATTGATGTCTAGTCCTACTAATACGTCATTGTTTGCTGCTGCTACTAAAGTGTTGTTGAAGAATACTCCTTGTGCAAGTGCTGAGGCCGCAGTTCTAGATCCTGTAACGTGAAATTTTGCTAAAGGATTTGTTGTCCCCACACCAACAGCACTATCCGTAGTTGAAGACTTTGCATACAATATAGTTGATCCGTCTTGATTTGATATGTGAACACCTAAAGATCCTGTATATGGCTGTATATTTAAGTTATTCTGCTGATATCCAGCACTTGTATTATTTCCTTGCCATATTAAAGTCGTTGATGTGCTTGATTTAATTTCACTAATATTTGTTATATTACTATTTGAAAGCACAAAAGCACCCTGCACCCTAGCAGTCCCATTAACATCTAACTTATATCCTGCATCGGTAGTAGTGCCTATGAGGACGTTGCCATTAGAACGAACTTGCATTTTAGTTGTTCTTCCTGCACCACTACTTCCTGTTATAAAACTGATTAACTGAGCAGCACTCCCAGCAAAAGCATTTGATTCTGCGTCAAAACTTAAACCTGCACTAACTTGAATACTAGTTCCATCAAATGCTCCACTTAAAAAAGTTGTTATTGAATCTCCTGACAATACTGCTGTTGGAGAATTTAATGTTCCACGAGACTTAAATCCAGCAAATACGGATCTCCATAAAGGATCGCTTCCAGCAGTAGCCAAAGTAAAAACATTTGAGTTTCCTTCAAACGAAGAATAAAATGTACTATTTGACGATTGTAAAGATGCCGTAGGGGTTACTCCAAGTGTCAATAGATTTGAAGGAGTTGTAGTACCAATACCTACACGATTATTTACCGAGTCTACAACCAATGTATTAGTATCTACAGTTAACCCACCTACAGTAATCGCATTGGTGGTAGTGTTTCCTGCTGTGGTTACTTGTGCTAGAGTAGGAACTGAGACCAAAGGCGTACCTCCGAAGATGGTAGCTATGCTTTTGTTCTTCCAAAGAGTAGTTGAAGTTTCATAAACCAATAAGTCATTGTTAGCCTCAGAAGTTACAAGAACTCCGTGTAACTCATTCAACTCATACCCGTTTTGAATGTGAAGAACTATTCTACCTTGCGTAGGGTGAGCCCTAGCAATGTATCCGATGAAAACTGTATGATTGGGTTCGGCAGGAACTGTGCTTGTAAATGCTCCTGCTGTGGTAGCAGAC